TTATTCGAATAATTTATTTGAGGTGCTTTCCATGAAGTTGCTGAACTTTGTGGAAGCATCTTTTTTATATGATTTTGTAATCTTGGCATAAATGTTCATTGTGGTATTGATGTCTGCATGTCCCAAGCGTTCTTGTATCTCTTTAATGTGTACACCTGCCTCAATCAATAAGGCACAATGGGTATGTCTGAATGAGTGCGATGTAATATTTTTCTTAATGTCTAGTTGTGACATAATCGCTTGTATCCATAAAGCAATACGTTTAAAACTGAGCGGATAGCCGTTATTGTCTGTAAACACAAAGTTATTATCTTTATAGAGTTTATCTTTCCACTTCTCTTGTACGTTTACTTTATAGTCTTTCAACATCTCCATGATAATTGGATCTAATGTAATTGTACGTATAGAAGATTGCGTTTTAGGTGTGAGTATTTGATATTTACGCTTATTATTGTTGGGATTGTAATAAGTTTTAGTTATACGTATTGTATTTTCTTCAAAATCCACATCAGACCACTTCAAAGCTAACATTTCGCCTATACGACAACCTGAGTACGCCATAGTAGAAAACAACTCAAAACTGCCTTGTGGTTTATGGTTGTGTTTGGCCGTATATAAAAATTGTTCCAATTCCTCTTTTTCAAGAAACTTTTCGAATATATCATTGTTCTCAATTTCCTCAACCGTCTTCGGTTTCTTTTTCCTGCTTATGCCTTCGCTTGGCAACTTCTGAATCAAATTCATATTCAACGCATACTTAAAAACCAAATTACATGTGGTTAAGATACTATCTATATAATTCTTACTGTATTTCTCACTAATCTCATTAACTACTTGTTGGTATTCATAGCGTGTAATGGCTTGTATTGGACGATGTCCGATGAGGTTAACCACAACATTCAAACCACGCTCTCTTGCTCTCACACTGCTTACCTTAACGCCTAGTGCATAGTGTTTTATCCATTCTTGTGCTACTGCTTCAAATGTCATTGTAGAAGGCGCAATGTAACTGCCATCTCTTAATTGGCGTTCTATCATTTCTGCCTCATTACGTGCGTCGCTTTTACGTTTAAAGCCGGTTTTAGATATATATTCATATTTTCCTGTAACAGGGTTCTTACCGGTGCTGATACGGTAACGCCATGTTTTATTACTGAGTTGATCGTAACTAGCCATTGTGGTCACCTTGTTTTTCGCTTTTTAAATATTGGTTTAATTCTTTAAAGCTGTTCATTCTAATTAACCGCCGTAATTTTAAAGCGTCTTTCTCTTTTGCTGCTTTTTTTAATTCATCATAATATTCTTCAGCTAAAAATACTTCTCTATTATCATTAATTATAGCTAACCTACTTATGAGTTCATCATTCTTTTCGATGTTTCCTTCTAACAAATCAAAGAGTAAAGAATATTCTTCTGTTTTGCTTAATAACTTTTGATAGTCCTTGTTTTTATTCGATTCTTGCCTGTGAGATATCAATTTATTTTGGAATTCACGAATTTGAGATAACAGGTTCAATTGCTCTTCTTTGTTAAGAGCTAGAGGTTTGTTGTATTTATTACCGTTCTCATCTATTAAATATTCATTTGGCTCATGGCCTAAATATACTTCGAATTCTTTTTGTTCTAGAATCCATAAAATATTCATATATGGTTTGTCTAGGAAAACAACAGAGTTATTATCTCTATTCACTCGATATTTCATACTTGAAATTAAAGAAGGGTCAAATTTTTCGTTTTCATTAAATTTCTTGTTTAATTTGTCAATATAATTTTGAAAATCTTCCTGTGAGTTTTTTGTATCGTATCCAGAAGCACTTAATAGTCTTTCATAGATGTATTCTTCATTATCTGGATCAAATACATACGCTATTTTTTTCAATGTTTTTATAGTAGGTTTTGTTACCTTACCACTTTCTATGGTTGATATATATGAGCGAGAAATACCAACTCTGTTCGCTAATTCTTGTTTATTTAATCCTTTTGATTCTCTTAAATCTTTCAAAATATCTTTTAACAAATCACTACACTCCCCTTTATTACGTTTCTTTCTAAAATTTTAACACAACTTACGCTTGCACCGTTAGCAAAAATAAGTTATTATTAAATTAAGTTAGTTACGTTAGTTACGTAAGTAGCGACAATAGTTGTAAAGGAGGGTTAATATGGAAGTGAAAAGATTGACTGTTATGAAGATTTTAGCGCAAAAGAAATGGAGTATTAAATACTTATCTAAAGTAGTCCCAATGAACTATATTTACTTAGTAAATATTTTAAATAAAAAAAGCAATCCTTCAGAGGTAATGGCTTATAAGATTGCTGACGCTTTAGAGGTTGAAATTGAAGATATTTTTGAATTTGAATTAAAGGAGGTTTAAACCTAACCAATGATTAAACAAATTTTCAATGACAAAGAAATTCGTTTTATTGAAAAAGACAATGAGTATTGGGCAGTGGCTGGAGATGTTGCTAATGCTTTAGGGTATTCGCAAACATCAAATATGTTAAGAATGATAGATAAAGAAGATGTGACTACTCACGATGTGAAGGTCACCTCAAATAGTAAGTTCGCAAGAAAGACACAACGAGCAAGTGTCATTTCCGAATATGGTATTTACGAAGCTATTTGGAATAGTAGACGAGATGAGGCTCAAGAATTTAAAAAATGGGTTAAGCGAGTTATTAAAAAATTACGACAATCCACAGGCCTAAAAGGGTATGAAGCCTTTCGCATGCTGGACAAAGAAAAGCAAAAAGAAGCTATGGCAATTATTCAAAGAGCGCACAAATCAGATAAACAAATTAATTACATTAAAGCTAATACTATTGCAAATAAAGCTGTATCAACTGCTTTTGGATATGAAAAGATGATTGGCAAAGAAGAAATGACACCAGATATGTTAGAGGTGCGTCAAATTATTCTTGATGATGTTGTTAAGCTAACTGAAACGAAAAATCAATTTAATCTTGATATTAAAGTAAGCAAAAGTATTTACGATAAATATGGGGTGAGTTAAATGTTCAATATTAATATTGACGAACAAGAAGCTAGGGACATGCTTCAAAAAGCAATTGATGAACGTATTGAAGAGCTAGCACATGAAAAATATTTCATGACCTATAAAGAGTTATCAGAATATCTGAATTTAAGTAAACCGACTATTGAGGATCTACTCATTAAAAATGGCATGAAGTATTACCGTGTGGGCAGTACGTACAGATTTAAAAGGTCAGACGTAGACGAATTTATGGAACGTATCACATCACAAATGAATATTCAGAACAATGACCTTAAAAAATTAAAGTTGAAAGCAGGTAACTAAAGTGAAAATTAAACAAAGATATTATTTGTCTAAAGTAGTTAAAGTGTTAGAGAAAGTATTAGATGAGAAGGATAAAGATGTATTCTTATCAGCAAAAGATAGATTTCATTCAATTACAGATTATCGTTATGATGACACAGCATTTTATGAGCATATTTTGAAGCTGGTTCATAAAGAATTATTTAACATTCTTGCAGAGTTAGATTTTGAAGATGAGGCATTTCCAATTATTGATGAAGTGACTATGACATTAAGCGATGTTATGAACGAAACACAAGATATTTATCGCCACAGTGTTAGAGATGATAAGGGAGAACATAAACACAAAGTAAATCGTGAAACTCATGTAATCAACATACTAGAGTGGGCATTAGATTATATTGTTGGAAATATCGAAGTGGAGGAAATTTAAATGAACGTAAATATAACTGATCTGTTTTACGACATCGAAATTATCAAAAATAAATTTGAAGACTTAGCCCAAACACACGCGTGGTTTGGTGAAGATATTTTCAAATATGAAGATATGCCGAAAACAAAAGAACAATTATTACTTTACGCACATGGTTACAAAGAGGCAAAAATTCACCACGAACAAACATTAGATCTGATGTATTACTATTTATCGGAATTTGACGAACTCATTCAAAAGTTTCACGAATTAGAAAAAGCGTCATCAGTGAAGTTTGCAGACAGAACTGATAACGCATGAAGTCTATAAAAAACACCAGAGTGGATAATAAATCTATTTTTATTATAGCATATTCCACTCTGGTATTCATCAGAGGTGAAAAAATGAATAAAATTAATTTGGAATATGATACTCAAGTAAGTATGGTGTGGTATGACAGTTTAGACGCTGGTTCTTTCAAACAATTCTCACAACCTAAGTGGAGTGAACTTGTTAATAGATTAGCTATACCACAAATTAACATCAATAAATATAGTCGTGGAGTTGCCGTTTATGGTGACCTTGCGGATAGTGACAAAGGTAAAAAATACCGTGCAGATAATAATGTGATCTATCGAGATGTATTGGTATTAGATTATGATGATATTTCTGATTTAAAGGCACTGAATGAAGCGTTTAAAGCACATTTAGGAGCATTTTCTTACTTTTGGCATACAAGTTATAACCACCACACAGAAGCCCCTAGATTACGCTTATTTATCCCTTTAAATGAACGTATTAATGGCGAAAGTTATCGTAAGTATACAAAGGTAATAGCTTCAAAAATTGGTCATAAAGTAGATGAGGGTTCATATCAGCCTAGTAGGGCAATGGCATTACCCGTTATAAAAAATAAAAACCGTGCGTTTGTATATAGATACAATGACGCTCCAATATTGGATTGTCCTACTTTAGAAGGTTGGGCAAACGAGTTTAAACAAGAGGATAAGCCTATTACCGTTTCATATCATAAAAGACATAGTTCGGAACATTGGCAAAGTATTGCAATGGGGGTAAGTGCTGGTGAACGAAATAATGCGTTAACACAAGTCATAGGCCACTTACTGCGCAGATACGTAGACCCTAGTCTTGTATACGGCTTAGCTTATGGTTGGGCAAAGCAGTGTGAACCCCCTATTGACGATAAAGAAATTATTAAGACGTTTAAAAGTATTTACTTAAAGCACACACGAAAGGAGTGATTAAATGGCCGAACTACCTACTGAAATTACAGAAGTCGTCAACGATAGTGATACTATCGACAGCATACCTACTAATTATCAAGTAGGTGATAATGGCTGGTTATATAAATTGGTAGAAAAAGGCAGAGGCGATGATAAACAAGTTGTTCCAATTTTAATCACTTCAACACCGCCATTTATTACTAAAAAGTATAAAGATATTGAAACAAACGAATTTACTTATGAAATGACTTTTACTAATGGCGGCAGAACTTATCAATTTCCCGTGTTTGCTCGTGATTTAGCAGATGCTACACATTTAATCGGATTAGCTAGCAGAGGCTTAGACGTAAACACTACAAATCGTGCTGATCTCGTTAACTATATAAGCATGTATATGCGACTTAACCCGTTACCTATAACAAATATAGTCACTCGATTAGGCCATGTAGGAAAATACTTCGTACATCCTTTAGATAGCGAAATTGAGTTAACGATTCATGAACAGGGATATAAAAACATTGCAAACCAATTCAAGACTAAAGGAACATTGCAAGAATACGCCGATAATGTTTTTAAACTTATATCCAATTCATATCCCGCAATGATGTTATTGTATGCGTCTTGTGGCTCGATACTGCTTCATGATTTAGATGTAGAACCTTTTATTGTAGATTTAAGCGGAGCTAGTTCACGAGGTAAAACAACAGCTTTAAAGGTAGCTAGCAGTGTGTGGGGAACTTCAAAACTTATCAGTGAATGGAACACAACCAGAGTTAATATAGAACGTAAATCGGCATTCTTAAACAGCTACCCACTTCTTTTAGATGACTCACGAAAAGCAAACCCTTATATGATACCAGATGTTATATACCAATTCAGCGGTGGTCGTGAAAAAGGTCGTGGGAACAAGTCGAGTATTGAAGTAGAGAGAACATGGCAAAACATTATGCTTTCAACTGGGGAAACTTCTTTAGCCGATAGCGGTAATGAGAAAGCTGGTATTGGTGCTAGGGTGATTACATTGCAAGATGACCCGTTTAACAGCGATGTTTCTTTTATTGACTTATACGAGGGCATTAACAAGCAGTATGGTACGTTAGGCATGGCTTTCATAGCACAATACCGCAAAAACAAAGAAGGCTACTACAAGTCATTTAAAGCCCACGAGAAGCGTCTCATCGAAAAGGCTGGAACAAATGAGATTGTCGCAAGAATAGGAAGGGCTTTCGCTTTGTTACAGGTTGCTGGTGAAATTATCAATGATATTGATGGTTTTCAACATGATCCCTACACCACGTTAGACCGAACCTATAACAAAATGCTGGAAACCAATAAGAATATTGATAAGCCTAAGCAGTTGCTAGAGGAACTTTTACAGTATTTAGACGCAAACCGTAACAATATTGAGGGTGAGGGTTATTATACTGTGACTAATGGTGATGTCAAAGCTATATACAAACGTGATTATCTGTTAGTAATGGGTGAAACATTGAAGCAATTTCTAGGGCATGAGTTACACAGCGTTACTAAAGCATGGAACGAAAGAAATTATCTTATTACAGATAAACAGAAATTAACTAAAAGAGTTGGACATAAAGGAAAAAAGCCTAGAGGTTATGCAATCAAAGAAGAAATTATAAATCAACTAGATTTTGACTTTAACCAATATCATTCTGACTATGAAGAAAAATGACCCAGTTCCCTAAGTTCCCTAAGTTCCCTATTGGTTCCCTGTTTAATTAAAAGATAGGGAACCGTGTAAACACTGTACCATCAATGGTTTTAGGTTATTGGTTCCCCAAGTTCCCTATAATTTTTAACCATAAATAATATTAGAGATGTATTCCATCATTTATATCTATATCAATACATTTACTAATAGTTATATAGTTCGTAAAAAAGGGGGAACTTAGGGAACCATTTAGTTGGAAGTGTTGAGAGAGTAAAAGCGAGACGGTTCCCCAATGCTTAAAAAGAAAGAGGAACTACGGGGAATTGAGGGGGAACCAATTTTAAAATAATAATGAACGGAGAAGTAGAACAATGAATATAGAAACTATAGCTAATCAATTTGATACACGTGCAGGTACGTTATTAAGGTATTACACAGGATTATTAGAACGTAGTAGAAATAAAAATTTCGCTTTTAAAATATATGATGATCCTTTTGATGTGATCTATGTCATGATGAAAGGCAGATTATACGGCCACGTTTATATAAAAGACTGTAAGGTAAGACAATCATTTTTATTAGCGTCTCCAAAGCACACAGAGGGGCTTATCAGAAGCATACAAGGACATTATGCAGGATATGAATTGCATGACGGTAAAGTCGTTTCTATCAGCGATATGATGGCCGAATTAATGTTTGATAATGATTACTTTATGTATGGCTTAGAGGCATTCGCAGAAAGTCATAATACAGACGTGTTCGAATATATCGAGAAAGACTTTAATATAAATGAACTCGAAGGTACTCAATCCAGTAATGCTGATGTGGTAGGTAACTTAGAAACGTTGTATCAGTTAGCTACAGGGATTAATGAACCAGCACTTGAATTAGTAGAAGGACTAAAGCTAGCGACTGAGTTTATACAAAATGATAAGGCCACACAAGCTGATTACAAAACCTTAGAACAAAGGTTTAATGAACTCAAGTCTTCTTATTACGCAACAAACAGCTAATACAGATATAGAGTTAAAATCTTTTTCTATGACCAAATGAAGTCAGCGCTGTCTCGTATTTCTCATCAATATAGGTCAATTAAGGGGGGTGATCGTTCTGAGAAAAATCATAGAAATAAGAAAGGAGTGATGAAATGGATAATGCGAAGAATAGGGTGCAAAAATTACCAGATGAACACCGCCAAGTACTCAATGTGATAATTAATGCACCAAACAAACATATTACTAAAGAGAAGATTTTAAATCAATTAGGATATGCAGCAAATTCAACTAATGAGCGTTGGGTGCGTCGAATTATACGCGATTTATCAACAAATTACGGTTATCCTATCGGCTGCAGCTACTCACCTAAACAAAAAGGTTATTTCTTGATTACAACTCAAGAAGAAAAAGAACGAGCTATTAATAGTTTGAATAACTTGATAAGAGGAAGCGTGCGCCGTCGTGATGTGATTAAAAGTATTAATATTAAAAATGAAAAAGAGGTAGTTAATTATGAGTAAAACAGTAAAAGAAAATTCAATCAGTATCTTTGATAAACAAATTTATGGTAAAAGATTACGTGCTAAAGAAGTTCAACAAAAATATAATCAGCTGGTAGACCGTATTAAAAGAATCAGTGCTAAAATTACGCACTGCCAAAATCAAGATGAATTCGCTGAAGCGACAAAATTAAAACGTCACCAAGCGAATTTGGAACAAGAGTTATTGGAAGTAGATGAACAACTTAAAACATCGGATTACAGTGTCGCAGATGATGAGTTTACAGCCTTCTATGAGGCGTATGAAGATGAGATGACAGACATCAAGAAAGCGCATGAACAGTATCGCAAAGAGATGAAAGCCAAACTTCAAGAAGTAGCTTCTACTTACCGTAAAATGATTGAAAATAAAAATGAAGGCGGCAGACGTATTTCACGCTTACGCTATGTTAAACAAGAGCAGCAGCACCCTAGTAATATTCATAATCAATACAAAGGGCAAATCCTAGCTGATGAAGTAGAAATCGGGGGTAATACAACGCCTAGAGATTATTCATGGCTGCTTGAAGATATGTTGAAAGAGGAGTCATTAGAGGACTTCCAGAAATATCACTTCGGCAAAGAGAAATGGTAAGGAGGTAATACAATGATTACAGCAATCAGATACAAAGGCGACAGGGCAAAGGTAACTGAAAACGGCGAGGATTTAATGATATTGGCTAGCTCAAGTAATGTACCTGTAGAATTAGCTGATGTCGATAACGAACTTAATATAACAAGTGATTTTGAAGAAGGAGAAATCGAACCACAAGCCGTTAAAAAGATTAAGTTTAATAAAAACAGTTATGTGATGATGAATGGTGATTTGAACTTTATTTTTGCTTCAAGTCAGAGAGACAATAGAGAGTTTATAATCAAGGAGAACCATACACTCATTCATGCTTGGAAAAGCGGCTACACTGCTAAAGATAAAGCATTTGAACAAATTAAGAATAATAAAGTAGAAAGTGTTGACGTGTATGTGAAAAATGCAGAAGGTAAAGACAATAGAGTAAGTAACATGGGTGAAATTCTATTAGTTTCTATTAATTTGGATAGCGCTTGAAATAGCATGGTTGAGCGATTTATGATATAATAGAGATATTAAAGGTAATGAATATCTTTAATAATGAGCGCTCTTTGTTAAAGTCTAAATTAGTCATACATTCATTTTTCATTTGTGCATAAAAACTCTAATTCTTTAACTGGTTTCATTTCGATCAACTTGCGTTTAGTTTACGAGTTCTAAAAGGTCATCACTTTAATATATGTGGTGGCCTTTGTTTTATAAGTAATGTCATAGATAGTGCAACAGTACACAAGCAATAAGGTGTGGTAACTATTATGCAGCACAAGTAAGCCGTCTCTATATTAGTACCCTCACATTAGATACAGAGCTATGATTGCATGACCGTATCAAAGTATACGCTGCATGTATAAAGGCTATAGGTAGTAACCCATAGCACAAAAGGGTTAGCTTGATACTGTGAGTAGCCAATGCATATAGAGCATAAACTAAGATGAATGTGAGTAAGCAAATGTGTGTTGATGATATTAATTAGATTGAAGCAGATGAAACAATAATGTTTTGTGAAGTTGTTTGTGATAGAAGATGAAAGAGTTAAGAAGACAATTAGTGATGGAACGAAATGAAATTGATGTTTGATTGAAGATGATTAGTTGATTGAACAAAGTGAAGATGATGTTTGATTGAAGATAATAGAATGACAAAGAGAATGAAACTATAAAAGTAAATGAGAAAGAAACTGTAAAAGTAAATGATAAGTCAGAAAGTATTTTGTAATTCAGAAAGTGAAATAGATTTTTGAAATGAAAACTAAAATAATAATTTGAAATTGATTTGTGATTTCGATTTATATATTTGAATTCAAGATAAAGAAAAGTTATTTAGATCAAGAGAGAAAAATATAATTAAAAGAGAATGAAGAATGATTATAGAAGTGTTGAAAGTACAAACGTGAAGAGAACTATTTCAAATGCAGTTTAACTCTTATTGTAAGGACGATAAGAGGAAATAGGATAAAGTTATAGAGAATGGATTGTAAGCTAGTGACAGGCTTATGTGAAGCAAATAGAGAGCCTGATTATTAAGAACGAATAAATGTTTATGGCTAGAGATAGGTAATGACATAGGACATCATAAAACATGTAGAGGTATTTAACTGAACGGTAACTGTTTATGAAATGCTGATGAAATATTTTGAGTTTTTTAATTAGGGGGGCAAGAAATACCCCGTAGTTACTTTTTACAAGAGTATAACGAGCCGGCCTTTTTTGCGACCGAAATTCTAAATGAAAACTTAAATATTCGTAAAGCGAGTTTGCTTTACAGTAAATATTTTGGAGAGGAGGGCGCATATGCCGCCAAGAAAATTATTATCTCAACAAAAGGGTAATTTAACAGTCGAACAACAAGAAAATAAGAAAGCGACAGAAGAAGCAATGAAAAAGCTAACATCTTTAGAGGCAGAACCGCCAGAGTGGTTAGACGATAGAGCCAAACAGGAATGGTTTAGAATATATCCGCTATTAAAAGAGTTGCCTATTGCCAGCTTAGATTTAGCGCTAGTATCTGCATACTGTCAAGCCTATTCGGATTATATTCAAGCTACAGAACGCATGAAGCAAGAAGGTGCAATCATCGTTACTGAAAGAGGTACTAAATTAAATCAGAACCATGCAATTAAGCGTGACGCACTTTCACAATTGAACAGTATTTCTTCTAAATTAGGTTTAACGGTAGAGTCCAGATTGAAGATATTAGATCCTAAGAATGAAGCACCTAAGCAACAATCTGTATACGACTACTTTGGAATTGCAGATGACGACTAAATACCAGTACAAAGTTAATAGAAATATAAACTAAATAAAGTTTGAAGGAGTGTGTAGCGGTGTTGCTGAAGGAAAACAAACATACTTTCAGTTATGAAAGAGAAGAAAAAATTTCAGAATATGAGTTGTTGATTAAATACAATCCTCAATTCATTAATCGAAAATGCCAAGCACTCGAAGAACAAATAAACGCAATGTATCACCTGAACATCTCACATATGACTTGTGATGAAGCAACGGGGGTAGTGGTTACCAGTTATCCTTTAGAAAAGTTAGTCGTATGGATTATAGAGAAAAAAGAAGAGTTAGAACATTATAAAAAGCAATCATCTGAACGCTTGAATTTACTTAAAAGAATAATCAGCACATACAAATATCAAGACCAACAAGAAATCATGCACTATATGCGTACAAATGGCGTTTATAAGCCTTATAAGAGCATTGAGAAGTTATGTGAAGATTTATATAGAAACACGCATAAAGCCCGTGTAATGCGTCAGAGAGACCATTTGGAAGAACAAAGAAAATATTTTGATGAAGAAGTAGAAAAAGTAAGAACTACATTACAAACGCAAAGAGAGGAGCTAGTTATATGAAAGCCTTAAAGAGTTTCGATTACAAAATACTGAGTGGATACATGGAAAACTATCAAACATTAGTTGATGAGTATAAAACACAAGCAAGTGAAATGAGTGAACAGAGATACAACAGAGTTGAAGATGTTGTAAAAGGTATTACTGAAGTATATAACAATGCGACACTACAAGAGCAGCAGTTAATTAAGATGTTATGGTGGGATAAACAACCTTATGACATTATCGCAGATGTATTAAGTACCACAGAGAATACCATTAAGCACGCTAGAGAAGCCATATTACGCCGTGTTGCTAAAGCTAGTGTTTATATATGATATATGACAAAGAGAGCGTTAAAGCCTTTGTATTAAGTTATGAGAGTCGCCCTCTCAATAAACCGCTAGTAGAACAAGATATACATGACTTCTTTTCACTAGATCCATACAATACATCACCAGAAACAAATGATAATATAGAAAGTAATATATTTTATAATGAATTGGAATCTGTTATTGATAATATTGCTACGGACAGAGAATTCTATATATTCCATATGTTAGCTCATGGTGCAAAGTATGAAGAAATTGGTCGTATTATGTGTGTATCTGGTGAAAGAATAAGACAAATATTTAATGATTTACTTGATAAGCTGCCTTAATAGGCGGCTTTTTGCGATTTTTAGCATAATGATATAGTTTAAGTGATAAGTTGATGTTTGCAACAATGATAGTGTAATAGCTTTTTTCTATGAGAATTAAATGTTTCATACTTATTAGCTATGAGTGTATATGTAGATATAAAACATTATATACACTTGCATATCTAACGACTATACTAATGAGTAATAAAGAGAGAATGGTGTGAAAATATGGCTTATCATCAAAATGATTATGATTATTATTCTAGTAAAGTAAACGAAAAAATGTTTATGAGTTGGAAGGTTACATTTAACTATCAAAATAAAGCATACTCAGGTTCGTTGTTTATAACGGATTCATCTCTAATATTTATTAGAGAAAAAGAAAAATTTATGTATAAAATACCTATAGCAGACTTGAAGAGTTATTATAAAACCATCAAATTATTGAGTTACTCTGTAGAGTTGGAGTATGGCGAAGGTTATAATGTGAAAATTGTGTTTTCTCTTAAAGACGAACCAGATAATTTTATAACTTTAGTAGCATTTGTATTATTTTTAAATAAACGCTTAAAAGAATTAGAAAATATGGAAGAAGAAATAAAAACTAAGACACTCGATGAGAACAAGAAAAAATTTACAGAGTGGAAAAACATTGAGTTAAACTCACTTCATGAAAGCAAACAAAAATTTACGGAATGGAAAGAAAATGAGCTGCAGTTATTTCATGAAAGTAAGCAACAAGAACAACACAAATTAGATGAAATTAGCTGTAAAGTTACTGAAAAGAAACAGAAGTTGTTGTAAATAGAAAAAGAAATAAAAGAAAAACGTAAAGAATTGTTTGAACTAGAAGAAGAACTAAATATTGTACATAAGCAACATGATATTATGCAAACGTTTGTTAACAACTTTGATGAAGATGTTACTTCACAGGATTTAAAGAATAGATTAGGTATGCTTACTTTAAATGAAAAAGAAATGTTTAAAGACGGTGACGCAGCAGTTTATTACGGATACGAAGATAAAAAGAAAATAGTTAATGCTCAATTAAAACAAATATTGCGCTCATTCAATACGGAATGTGATTATATGCTAAGTAATGTGACCGCTAAAAACTACGAAAGTTACCATAGTAGAATAATAAGAGCGTATGAAACACTCAATAAGATATATAGTGTTGATAGTGTAGAGATTACTAAACCGTATTTAGAAAAGAAACTAGAGAAATTGAATTTAATCTATCAGTATCAAATTAAAGTCCAACAAGAAAACGAAATTCAACGTGAAATCAAAGAACAGATTAAAGAAGAAGAACGTGTAAAACGTGAAATAGAACAAGAGAAGAAGAAAATCGAAAAAGAAGAAATGCAATTCAGTAATGAAGTTAGATCATTGTTCAAACGTCTTGAAAAATCACAAAGCGATATTGAAAAAGAATTATATGCTGATAAAATCAAAGAGTTAGAAAACAAAATAAAAGAGCTAGAAGAAGATAAAAAGAATGTGCTTGAACGTGAAGCTAATACCAGAGCTGGTTATGTCTATATCATCTCTAACATTGGTTCATTTGGTGAGGATATTTATAAGATAGGCGTTACTAGACGATTAGAACCATATGACAGAGTTAAAGAGTTAGGTGACGCTTCTGTTCCATTTGAATTTGATGTTCACGCCATGATATTTAGTGATGACGCACCTAATTTAGAGAATATACTTCATAAACACTTTAGAGATAGAGAAGTTAATAAAGTAAACCATAGAAAAGAATTCTTTAAAGTCAATATTGATGAAATAGAGCAAGTTGTTAAAGAAAACCATAATAATACAGTAGAATTTATTAAAGTGCCTGTAGCAGAACAATACTGGCAAAGTCAAAATATAGATGGATTGAATACTGATTATTAA